GCTTTCAATATCAGTCATGCCCCAGTCCTCTACGAGGTCACGAGCCTTGACTGCGTTCAAGTGATACATAGTTGTCTGCATTTTTCCTGAACGTGAAATAGCCCAGTAGTTCTTAGTTAGTGGGCCTTGAGGTGAAAACTCTGCTGCATGAAGCGCATCATATAGGCGAGGGCTTGCAATAAGACGCTCACGACGTGGGCCTCCTGGGGCGCTAAGGTTAATAACGCTGAAGGCGCGCTTGAGTTCTGGCTTGCTTCCAAGCTTTACACACAATGGGTCGTTAGCACCCAATGAAATGTATGCGCGTTGACCGCTGGTCTTCTGTGACAAGAAGTGTTGCTTGTACACAGCAAATGGACCATTAGGGTCAATGAATTTAATAATCTGTGGGGAATCCCCAAACTTGAAATCAGTTGGGTAGTTACCTGCTACTGACTTTTCTGCTGCATCCCAACCTGATTGGACTGCAGTGCTTGTTGCCTGTGCTGGGCGCGCTGTGATTGGTGCATCTGTCATAGCGAACTCATCTGTTTCTGGTAGAAACTCATCTGTACGATTTACTGCCATTTGTTTATCATCCTTTTATAGTTATCATTGATTTTCATTTGCACGGATTTGACTCCATGCCTCGGCAATCTCAGTGCTGAGTTGTCGGTGTAACTCCCAGTCTATACGCTTTACGTATAGAAGTCCAGTCTTATCGAACAGCTCAACTACCTTTTCCACCATCGCCCTTGAATAAAGGCGCCTGCCTTGGTGGTCTTCCCCGTTAATGTCTTTCTTAGAAGGAAGCCTATATGGTGCTGCGGGTAGGTAACCCTCTTTTAACCATGCACGTATGGTTATTACAGGGCGCCCTAGCGCCGAAGCAATTGCACCAATGGTAAACAGTTCAATGTCTGTCCCATTAGGCAAAGTTGTTATGCGGGGGCGCGAATCCCACTGTGACTCTGGAAAAACCTCTTGCTTAGGTACGGTCTTTTCTTTGCGTTTTTGTTTGCTATTTGGATAGTAAACATCTAGGTCAGCAAATGCTTTATCTATAAAGTCCTCTGTCACTTGCACACCTTACACTCACAGGTGCCTGTAAAGCAAGGGCACTCTTCATCAGATTGAAGTAGCCCAGTTCCAGAACACCAATAGCAAACGTCTTCGCTCATATTAGTTGCAAACCCTACAGTCACATGTCCCGCGTGTGCATGGGCAAACTTCATCAGTAGGTAGGTTTCCTGTGCCATCGCACCAGTAGCAGTCTTTAACGCTTTTCATTTAGCGTCCACCAAAAAAGCATAAGTAACTTTAGATGGGAACATAGCATCAATGTCTGCTTCTGTTAGTAATCCTTCATAGAAAGCTGACATGATTGAGCCCTCATCAAGAGTAGGAATCATCTTGATGCATTTATCTTTAATACCTTTATTTGTAAGTATCTCTTCTGCAACATTCATATCAAGTGCTTTAGACACACGACGCTGTTTAGTAAGAGTTACTTCACCTTTGTACTCGTCTTCAATGACAAGCTTTTTATGCCCGCGGTCGTCAAACTCTACGGCATCTACTTCTACAAGTAGGTCTTCTTTTAATTGATTGGTGCGCTTTGTAAGCAAAGCGGCTTCATCTTTAAGAGCTAAGTACTGGCGTACTTTTGATTTGATATCCATGGTTCTCCCCTGTTAGGAGCCCCAATTTAGTACGGGTTTATTCGGCTGTCAAATAGGATTCAAGCGCCTTGAGAATCACGCTTGTTACAGTAACCTTCTCTAGGGCAGCCTTCTTCTGGACGGCAAGCCATAGGTCGTCAGGTACGCGGATGGTACGCGTAGGTGTCTTAGGTGCGTTAGGCATTAGATAATTATACAATGGAGGCGTTAAGGAACTGCTTTAAACTGCCAATTGTAAGGGCTAATTCACCGTCTTTATCTATACCCTTGCCGTCAATCACAGCGTCTGCAACAGCAGATTTCTGTTGGAGTGATTCCCATTGACGCTCTTCAATACTTCCGCGTATTAGTATGTCTGCGATAACAATAGAAGGCCAGGTAGATGAAGCGCGCTTGATACGCCCGTTGCGCTGCACAGCTGTGCCTGAAGACCAAGGCAGGTCGTAGTTTATTAGTAAGTTAGCTGCTGGTAAATCTACGCCGTACCCGCCAGCGTCTGAGCTTATTAGAACGCGTACAGCTGGGTCTTCATTAAAAGCAATCTTGTTAACTTCTTTAGTCTTAGCGTCTAGACGCCCTGAGTACAGGCGGCATTGGTCTGGGCCAAGGGCCTCAGCAATCTTGTCTAACATATCTACGTAAGTAGCAAATATTACTACCTTGTTAAGGTCGTCCTGTTCTAGGAAATCTTTTACATACTGTATTAAGTACTCAAGCTTGGGTGAGCTAGTAACCCCATCAAGTGCCCCACTCTGTACTAACTCAGCGGCATAGGCGGAGCCCTCACCATTCATCAAATGAAACTTGCGAGCGCTGGTGGTCAACAAGTCTGGGTGGGAACAGAGCATCTTAAGACAGCCAATCTTAGACATAATCTTGCCGCGCATTTCGTCCTCAGGGCCACCAGAACGCCCTTCCTGCCCGTAGTGGACAAGTATGTTAAAGCTAGCCCCAAACAGGCTCTGAGCCTCGTCTAGGTCGTATACAAGGTCGTTTACGATACGGCTGTAGAGCTTAGAAGTCTTACGGTCTAGGTCAATCATTATTGGGTCTTGGTGAATAGTAGCTGGTAGGTAAGGCGCCACGTCCTCATCCCTTTGTGATTTACGTACGCTAGCTTCTTTCATTTTAGTATGAAGTGTAGGTAGGTTGCGGTAGTGCTGAACACCGCCCCAGGAGTTGCGCACAATAAAAGCTGAATCAAATATATCAAAGCGCCCAAGAACTGTTGGGTCTACAAATTGCATAATGCTATACAGCTCTTCTGGCTTACCGTTTTCTATTGGTGTGCCTGTTAAAGCAAAACGATAAGGCGTATGAAGAAGGCGCTTTACATGCTTAGAGCGTTTAGAACGAAATGATTTTATTGCTGTGGCTTCGTCAAGGACGACAAATCCTCGTGGTAAGTCTTTGATAGCGTCCCAGTCGTTAACAACCTGCTCATAGTTAAGCACGATGTAATCAACCCCCGAATTCCGCCAGTCCATAGCTTCGGCGTATTGGGCTGTGCGTTTCTTTGGTGTTCCATCAATGACCAAAGCTTTTGAAGTTCCATCTGTAAATTTCTCAATCTGGTTGGCCCACTGGTATTTAAGTGAGGATAAACAGATTATAAGTCCTGGCTCTGTAACTTTGTTCTCATCCATTAAGCGCTCTATGGCTGCAATAGTGATAACTGTTTTTCCCAACCCTAGGTCGTAGGCTACGAGCATCTTGGTGCGCTCGCACATCCTATCTACAGCCTCAGGCTGGTAAGGCAGTAACGTGCCTTTAAAAGTCATAGGACAGAGTGTACTTCAATCATTAAGTCTTTGAAATCACTGTCATTGTTGATTACCGCGTCAACTTTAATAGAATCAAGCTCAGATTCTGAAACATGTGAGTTTACGGGCCCAACCCCAGGGCGAGTTACGCGCCAAATTTGACCATTGTTAGCTTTTATCATATCTGCCTCATTAAAAAACCTAACATCTGTAACAACGTATTTAAGGTCAGGCTTAGGGGCATTAAGCATAGTTTTCATAGCCTCATGCACCCAAAAGTTAGTTCCAAATAGTGTACGAGCGCCTACCCCTAAGTTTTGAAGCAAAGACCTGACCTCAGGGTTTTGTTTAGCAATATCCCAGCCATACTCATTAACAATGTCGTTAAGGCGGGTTAGACCAATTAAAGGGTTCATTTCGTGCAAAAGCTCTCTAATCTTGTCAGCAAAAGCAACACGCGTGTAGCCGTAGTGCTCTACCAATAAAGAAGCTACAGTATCTTTTCCGCTCTGTGCGTATCCAGTTAATCCAATAATCATATGACCACCTTTAATCCATGCGCAATATGTTTAGCGTTATCTAAGCCAAACCTTACCTCATCAAGGCTCATGCCGCCAATGTCTTTAACGTCTAGGTTGTTATAGTTGAAGAACCAAGCTTCTTTCTCCATCTTTTTACACATGTGGTAAAGGCTCATATTGGACTTTTGACCAGCCTCATCATTATCCATAGCAAGTACTATGCGGTCGCCTCCACGTATTAAATTAAATTGATACTCAGATACCAGCGCGCCGTATGCGGCAACTCCTCCAGTAATACCTAGGGAAGCAAGGCGCACTACATCTAAAGGAGACTCAACAACAATCATGTCTCCAGATGTGTACTGCTCGTATCCAAATAAAGCGTGGCTCTTTTGAATACCAGTGGGGTAGTTCCTAAAGTAGCGGCGTTCATATCCTTTTTCCTGCCATCCCAAAAGCTTTCCTGTATCAGCCTCACGAATAGGAATAATCCAATTCTTGTTATGCCTATCCCATACAAGACCATACTGCTTTGCTGCTGATTGGGTAAGCCCACGAGAGCGCAAAGCCTCTACAGGTGGTTCAACAAAAGCGCTAAGCATTGACTCTGTAATGTATGTCTGCTCTTGAATCTTTGGTTGTTCACGGGTAGCGCGATTAAACCTAACAGATAAGCCGTCTCCGCTTTTAAGCCAATCGCTAGCATCTACGTTATCGTTTTTATAGTTGATAAGTGTGTAGAGGCTACCCTTCCAACCACAAGAGAAACATATGAAAGCACCGCTATCTGCATTTATATAAAAAGAAGGGTTACGGTCTTTGTGCCCTGTGCGTTCTTCATGCGCTGGGCACTCTGCTTGAATCTCGTCACCGCGGTTAGAATAGAACTCCACACCTAAACGTGTAAGAGCATCTTGCATCTCTTCAACTGTCATAGGTCAGTCTCATCAATCTCACGGAACAATCCTGTATCCCAGTTCCACATAAGCGCAACTTCTTGGAAGCCACCGTTACGGTTGGCAATAACCTTTAGGGTACGGGTGTCGTCTACAGTTTCATCTTCGCGCTGTAAACCGAAGATAACGTCAGCATCCTGATGGAATGAAGATGAGTAACCAATGGCATCAGCGGTAACCTGACCCTTGCGCATCTTCCAATTAAGAACCTGTGTGGTTGCAACTACTGGAATCTTAGCTTTCTGAGCTAAACGCTTAAGAGCGCGGGTAATGTTAGTCATTTGCTGGTTGTAAGCCTCAGCGCCCTCTTCGTCAATCATTAGGTAAGTACCATCAACGTAGACAATGTCGGGCTTAAAGTTCTGAATCTTGCTAGCCACACTACTTACAGTTACACCGTTTGCAGAGTCTACAAAGAACATCTCGTCTTCCATGTTTTGAATAACATCAATCTTTTGGTAGAAACGACCCTCTTCTTCGTCAGTTAACGTACCTGTACGAAGACG